TTGGTACTCAAAAGACTTCAATCAGTATGCACCAGATGTTTTAGCCAAAGCAGAATCATTGGGCGACAAATTTATCGACGTTTTAGTTGACGAAGATGATGAAGATCGTAGCAATGGTAAGTCTGCCAAAGCAAAACGAAAAGAAAAAGCAGGAGTAGAATAATGGGTTGGGGTGGTGGTACAGAAATATTTGATACCGTTGCAGAATCAGTTCTCGATGAAGACGGGATGAAACCTGAAATCGATGTTGATGAATTGTTAACCAACTTATTTAACGTCCTTCGTGATCACGATTGGGATGTAGTAAACGAAAGCAGTTACTACGAACATCCAACCGTTAGAGAGGTGATAGAAGAAATCGAACCAGACTGGTTTGAGGACGACGAAGACTGAAACAATAGCGGCTGAAATGCCGCTATTTTCTTTTACAATCAACGAAATACCCTGTTGATTTCTTGGGTGAAGTATAGTATAATACAAGCCTAAGGAACATATAATGAATACAGATAATAAACCAAGAAGCGCAGAAGAATTAATGCGCGAAAATATGCTGGTTAAACACTATGCAGGTTCACTTGCGTACGGTACAAACCTACCAACTTCTGATGTAGATTTCAGAGGTATCTTTTGCGCCGATCCTATTAACATCAGAACGCCATTCTTTAATATTAAAGAAGCAACCGATGTGACCGAAGAAGACACAAAGTTCTACGAGCTAACAAAGTTCGTTCAGTTGTGCACTGAATGTAATCCAAACATCATTGAAACATTGTGGGTAGATGATAGTGACATCACTATGCGTACACCTGCATATGATTACTTGCGTGAGAACCGTCTACTTATGCTTTCTTCTAAGATTGCATTCACAACGAGTGGTTACGCTATCGCTCAGTTGAAACGAATCAAAGGTCACAATAAGTGGATCAACAACCCACAGACTGTTAAGCCACCACTACAAACTGATTTCGTATCTCTTGTACAGTGGTTCGGTAACGAAAAGAAATTCAAGATTGATCTTACAGAATTTATGAAAGATTATAGATTAGTTCCGTATGGTGGTAACATCTTTGGTCTTATTCAGTGGGAAGGTTTCCGTACGTATAGCTGGAAAGATCACACACTAAATACTACATTCACAGATAATGAAAGTAGAGATTTGGATGCGCCGTTGGCAATTCTTAAATTCAATAAGAGTGAATATCTTACTGCAAAAGAGAAGCATAAGAATTACTGGTCTTGGAAAAAGAACCGTAATGAATCTCGTAGCGAGCTCGAAGAGCAGTTTGGTTATGATACTAAACACGCTATGCATCTCGTTCGTCTGCTTCGTATGGGTGTTGAAGCTCTGCGTGATGGTGAAATCATCGTTAAGCGACCTGACGCAGAAGAACTATTATCTATTCGTGCTGGTGCTTGGACATATGAAGAAGTTGTTGAGTATGCAGAACATATGGATGCGGAAGTGCGTGAGGTATGGTACAAGAAAACTGACCTACCCAAGAAACCAAACGTAAAGAAAATTGCAAGTATGCTTATGGACGTACAGGATATGGTATGGGAGAATAAATGAGTACACAAACAGAGAAGGGTATACAGAGACTTATTGGTTTGTTTAACGCCCGTGAGCTTCAATACCAAAAAGGTACTGGAAAGGTTTTAGATATAGTACCTAATTTTATAGATGCTGCAGAGAAGACAATTGATATTGAGGCCAATGAATCTGTAGAGTGGAGAGAAGCTCACCTCAGTGAATATGGCATAATGTCGCTTGTCGGTATTGTGACATTTAACATTGGAGAAACATTAATGAGTGAGCTGGGTGAGACTATAGTCGTTAGTGAAGAGAATCAAGATAAGTTTCTTCGTGTGGTTAGAGTTGGAGCGCCAGTTGACTTAATAGTAGAAGGAACATCAGAAGAGATTGCTGTCTTCCTTGAAGAAGCATCATTAAAGCACGATAACAATCAAGCTCTAGCCGAAAACATAGTTGATGCAATGCAAGGTGCACTTCGTGAGGATCCAGAAGGAATCGACGAGGTTACTATGTTTGCAGCAGACGAAGAATTTGATATTGAAGCATTAACCGATGACCAAGTTGATAGTATGATTATGAATGAAGCAACAAGCAAAGGGAAGATACATTGAGTTTAATACCTGATCTTGGTAAGAACAAAGAAAATCTTCCAAAGCTTTTAGATCAATATGAAACCACGTTAGAAGAAGTGGAGGGGAACCTTGCGATTGAAGGAAAGTTGCTTGAACATTCAAACAGAGAACAAGCAGCGTGGCAAGCATATTACGATCAACGCAGAATTGAATTACACACATTAGTAAAATACCTTGAAGGCGATATCAAACGCATTCGTGGTAAGTTATTTAGATCATTCATCGAGACTCATTCTCGTGATTTATCTGATAGAGCAATAGACAAATACATTGACAGCGAACCATCATTCCTACAAGCGAATGAATTATATCTTGAAGTAAAAGACATATATGACCGATACGAATCAGTAGTAGAAGCATTCAAATCTCGCGGATATGCATTAAATAATATAACAAAAATAAGAGTAGCGAGTATAGAGGATGCAGAAATCTAAAAGAACTGTAAAAGTAAAAATTCTGGATGAAGTCAACTGTGTGTTATTTGGACTGACTGGTGACCACATTGAATATTTTTACGATTCATTCAAACGTAGACCACCTAACCATTTCTTTAATCCCAAATTTAAGTTGGGAAGTTGGGATGGCTATATTCGTTACTTCCACAAAACTGGTAAGTCACACGTTTACCTCCTTCCTGAAATAGTACCAAAACTTGTAGCATTTGGATATAAAATTGAACTTGTAGATGGTCGTGTTAATCGTCCCGCCGAACCACCTCTTGTAGATAAAGATTACTTCTCACATTTGATACATAATGAAACAGGAGAACCTGTTGAGTTACGTCCATATCAAGTAGATGCAGTAAATTCTGTTATAACAAATGGAGGTGGGATTGTTATAGCTGGTACTGGTGCTGGTAAAACATTAATGAATGCAGCACTCGTCGACTCGTATGGACAGCTTGGTTTGAAAACCATAACAATCGTTCCAGATTCTGATTTAATATTACAAACAAAAATAGAATTCGTTGCTTGGGAATTAGATGTGGGTGAGTATAGTGGTGATGAAAAAGATATAGACCACATGCATGTTGTTTCTACCTGGCAAGCACTACAAAATAATCCTGCTATCATTAAACAATTTCAAGTGGTGGTTGTAGATGAGGCTCACGGACTAAAAGGACAGGTGCTTACAGACCTCCTTAATAAACATGGTAAGAATATCACTTATCGTTTCGGTCTAACTGGAACGCTTCCCAAAGCTGAAACAGACGCTATGGCAGTTCGCATTGCAGTCGGGGATGTGCAATACACAATACCAGCTCATGTTCTAATTGAACAAGGATATCTCGCAAGCCTGCATATCAATATTATGCAACTGGAAGAAGACCTTGAAGAAGCGTATGCAAAATTCTGTAAAGACTTTCCACTTGAAAAGATATCGTATATCAAATTTAAGGATACGTACTTTCCAGAGTATGCAGCAGAGAAAAGATATCTACAATCCAACAAAGATAGACTGGAATGGATATCTCATTACATTGAAGCGAAGCGTGATGCAAAGAAAGGTAATGTATTCTGTCTCGTTGATGGAGTTGCGTTCGGCAAGAAACTAACAAAGTTAGTTGATGGTGCTATATTTGTTCATGGTAAAGATAAACGATTAGCTCGTAAAGAAGTGTACGACTTATTTAAGAACAATGATAATATAGTTGTTATTGCAACTGTTCATGTTGCAAGTACAGGATTAAATATCAAACGAATTTTCAACCTAATGTTTATTGATGTTGGTAAATCATTCATTCGGGTGATACAAACAATCGGGCGTGGATTAAGAAAAGCACCAGACAAGGATCATGTGGATGTTACCGATATATGTACAGATTTGAAGTACGGTAAGAAACATCTCAGAGAGCGCATTCGTTTTTATGCTGAGGCAAAATATCCTCACAAAAAATATAAATTCAAATATAACGACTAGCTGTTGACCTTTTGTGTATAAGCGTGTACACTAATAGTATAATTATAATAAGAGA